AAGAAGTGTTACCTTGGCCTTGCCCTATGTTGAAAGTGGGCATAGCTCCTGTTCCAAATCTATCTGTATATGATGACATTAGTCACTTCTCTTTTCTAAAATATTAGCTTTCATATCTTTAATACCATCTTTGGCTAAAGATACAGCAGCTCTTAGTTTTTGGTGTTTATCATTTTCTTGCATTTTCTCTTCTGCTAGTTCTCTGTTTTGTAGCATCTTGGATCTTTCAAGATTAAGTTTCTCTTCTGCTTGTTGTTGCTGAGCTTGGTCTTCTCTTGCTTTAATGTCAAGCTCTCTATCTTTTAATTTCAATAAAGGATCGCCGTCTATTTGATTAAGAGTTTCTTTTTCAGCTTTTGCATAATCTTCCATGAACTCTGCAATTAAAGTTGACTTACGTGCTTCGATTGCAACTTGTAAGTTTGCTTGTTGCTCTTGCAGTTGTTGAAGTTTAGGGTTTGGTTGCGCCTGAGGATTCTGCTCCATTTGTTGAATCATTGGCTGCATAGCTTGCTGCATTTGCTGCATCTGTTGTACTTCTTGTTGATACTCTAACTCAACATGTTCTTGAGCCATTAATGTAATATGCTCCATACAGTTCTGTTGTAAAATTCCTAAAGCTTGAGGATTGTTTCTACAAATAGTAGTACCCATAAATAACAAGTGAGATTTCATATGTGCTTGGTGATCTTGTTTAGGGAACGCTTGAATCTTTTTACCATTCAACGCTAAAATATTTTCTGTTCCTGGATCCATCGCTTGTGGTGGAGGAGGGGGTGGTAAAACTTGATCAATATCTTTTACACCTAATGCTTCATACATATGTCTATAAGCATGATAAACATTATGCATAGCAGGATTTGACATTGCAATTTGTAACTCACTTTGTGCAATCGCAATTCTTTGTGTTTGTGAAAAGATGTTTGGATCAGCAACTGGAATGATATCTATTTTTTCATCAAAGTCTGCTTGGAATATTTCATTTTGTCCACCAACAACATCATAAGGATATATAGCTGGTAAATAAGTAACGAAACATTTCTCAAGTAGCATGAACTCACATTTCATTGCTGAGTAAATTCTTTTATGTATCGCAGACATAACCCGCGATCCGCGCTCCAATAATGCAACTGTAGTACCAACAGCCGCTGATTGATTACCGTCGCCCACTTGTAGATCAGCAATGCTCGCGAACCGCTGGCCCGCGCCTACGACTGTTCCCATTAACTGAAGTAATGTTGGATCTGGGCCTTTGAATGGTAAAGGCATGAATGCATCTTTAAGGTTTCCACCAGGAGCATCAACGTCACGGAACTCGCCCGGCTGCAACGGTTGAGCTTCGTCTCTGACGCGGATGCCTCGCATTTTGAATCCGGCTGGTAAGTTTGACAAGGTGCCGGCGTCTAAAAGTTGTCTTAGTGCTGCTGTTGCAGTTCGCGACAAGCCGCCGATCATGTGGATTAAGCCGAACCCGTAAAATCCGAGCCCTGGTAGAAATTTAAAGTGGACGAAATAGTCTTTACGCTTTTTAGTCTGGTCTTGTTCATCCCAGTTTCTTTTTACGCATAAAACTTTCCCTGAACCTTCGTCCAAAGTTACTATGTAAGGAAACTTAACTCCTGTAGACTCATTTGTCTTAGGATCAATGTCTTCAAATCCCGGAAGCTCTAAATGAACGTGAGCTTCAAGTATTGTAAATATTTCATTCTTATCTGGATCAACTCCAGATAACTCATCTTTCTTTTCTGCTATTTGATCTGTTGAAACAGAACTACCTTCTCCTAGTTCAACATCAATATAATTACCTGCAAGTTGTTGCATAGTTACATCGTTCTTTGTCATTTTAATTTTATGAATGATACATTCAGTATCGTCTAGTGAAGTTGAGTTATATGGAACATATAAATCTTCTGCTGGAACAAATTTAGAAACACATCTTCCAAGAAGAGCATCATAATAAACTTTTTTAAATGTAGAACCTGACAACGGTAAATTAAATAACATTTGGTCAAATTCAGGTTCGTACTCCTTCATATTTATCATTAACTGATAATTCATGAATTCTTTTACACGATGTGATTGTTTTATTTTTTCTGGGGTTTCTAAACCTATTATTTGTGTTCTTACTGGGCCACCTGCTGGAAGTAGTTCTTTATAAGCTAAAGCCTGAAACTGTGTAACTGCTTCTGCTAAAACTGGGTGTGTGGCACCACTTGATCCTTGAAAAGGCTCAGTTCTATCTTCGTACTTAAATCCAAGTAGATCTAAACCATTTGTATAAGTTTTTTCCCAATCACTTCTAGAAGATTTACATTCTTCGTATTCTTCAAGTATTTCATTTGAGATTTCGTTAAGATCGTTCTCTTCTAAAACCTCAGCTAAGTTTTCTTGGTGTCCTGCATAGCCTTGTTGGGCTTGTGGTTGACCAAAGTTAATTTCCGCACCACCATCCTCAGTCATTTCAACATTTGACTCTTCAGGTTCTCCTGCTTCTAATTCTACCTCTGCATCATAGACTGTTTGTGAATCTTTCAATTCATCTACGAGTGTGTCTGGTATTGCTTTTTTATCTATTGCCATATTAGCTCCTCATTCCAAATAATCCGCCTATGCCCATTGCTCCACCAAGTTGTTGCATATTAATGCTACTAAGCACATTTGATGGTTGTTGTCCACCCACTTGACCAAAAGCTGAAACACCATGTCCACCATGTCCACCTTTTTGCCCACTAATTGCCTGTAGTAATTGACTATGGTTTTGATTTATCGCGCCACCTAGTTTCTCTTGTCCTTTTTGCAGTCCGAGACCTAGTTCTAGATTAGATACCTCTTGTGATCCGGGAAGGTTGCTTATACGATTTCCTTGTCCTGCTGCATTTGCAAGTTGACCTAATGGGTCATAAGAATTTGTTCCTTGTTGTGCTACTTGAAAAGGACTTAAGCGACTTACTAGGTCGTTGTTTCTCTCGTTTACTCTTTGCGTATACTGTTGTCGATATTGATTTGCATCTTGTTGTGCGCGTTGAAATTGAGGGCTTAATAAATCTTCATTTGTCATATTGTTTGCGGCATCTTTGTAAGCTTGTTGATATGGATTCTGTGCTTGTTCTGCTGCTTGATAACTTCCATCTTCAACTCCCATTGAACCTAACATACCGCCTTCATGTAAACCAACTCTTCCACCAGTTGCAAAACCACCTGCTGAAGGGTCTTTACTAATCATATAGTTTAACCATTGATCAAAACCTTCTGGGTCTGCTTCTGCCATTCTTTGTAGTTTTGGATCATCATAAAGTATTTGCACTTTAAATTTTTCTTTTTGAATTAATTTTAAGAAAGCTGCTTTTTGTGCTTCAGTATATCTAGCAGAGTTCTGTACCATATCTTCTAATTCATAAATTGCATCTAATTCTGTTTTTGGATCATTTATAATATTTTTATATTGTTGCATATCTCCTAGATCAACAGAACTGTGTCCAGTATTAAAAGGACCTTTCATTCTTGCGTGTGCTTTTTCAGCATCTCCTGCTGTGCCCATTTTAAATAGCTTACTTAGTATCCCGCCGCCAAATTTAAGTCCTACTCTTCCGCCAGTAGCGTGAGGCTCTCTAAGTTTTTTATAAGCCGCTGTAAATCTCTTAATAGCTGTTCCTGGATCAATTCCATCGTCTAAATCTCTTACAAAAGCATCTACCATAGCTTCTTGTGATTTCATGTCGCGCATTTTAAAATCAGCGTCGAGCATCATTTTTTCTGATCTCTCTTTCATAGCTTTCATTTCAGTCATCATACTGTTAATCTCATCATCTATTTTTGATGTTTGCATAATCCCTTCTCTAGGTTTTGCAAAACCTTCTCTTATGCCTTTCATAACAATAGGACTCTGTGGATCAGGTTTCCACCCAGTCCAATCTGCTGTTTCTTTTCCTAAATTGTGCCAAGCATTACCAGTTTTACTCTCACCTAAAACAGTATCTCTGTACCATCCAGGCTCTTGCATTAGTTTGCCCCTAGACACTCTCATGTCCAACTCATTATCAGGAAGTAAATTACGCATAGCTACATTGCCAGCAGGAGTTTTAGGTTGTACCAGTGCTTCAAGACCTTTTCCTTTTTTGCGTCCAAGTAATTTAAGTAGTTCTTTTATAAATCCTCCACCAGCTGCTCCAACTCTTCCGCCAGTTGCAAAATCTCCGGCACCATATCCTTCTGGGAAAACATTTTGATAAAACTGCCACTTGTCTGGATCTACTTCATTTCTTAAATATTCAGCATACGTTCCTTCATAACCACTATTTAAATACTTTCTTAAAACTTCTACTTCACCTGGTGCTTCTTTCATTAACCTTTGTATATTCTTTTTTATCATTTCTTGTCGTCCTGGGAAATCTCCGTAAGTAGAACCTTCAAGTTGCATTGAATTTTTATGTGCTTGTCTTGCTAATTGCTCAGGCACCATACTAGTAACATTGTTAGCTCCTCCTGTACCGTAAAGATCATCTGCAAGTTTTAAAAATGCATTTGAGTGTCTTAAAAGCTGTTGGTCATCACCAAAGGCAATTGCCTTAGCTGCAAAATCTTCTAATCTAGCTTTGATTTTTGGAGGGAGACTATGGCTTCCATATTCATCCATTATCTTTTTTGTCTGTTCGACCATTTCATCGTTAATATTGAAAGCTTCTCGCCTCTGGAAATCAGGGTCCATACGCAAATCAATATTTTTGTATTTAGTTTTTGCAATATTCATGATTTGGTCGTTATCCAAACCAGCTCTACCAGTTGCCTTCAATAGTGTGTTAAGATATTGGCTCATTAGTAATACGTCCTTCGTTTTTCAGGAAGTTCCTCGTCCTCGTAATCTTCGGGATGATCTACAAAACCACCTTGTCTAAATCTCATTAATGCTTGAGTCATACTGTCCACTAAGTCATCGTGTTCGCCAAGTGGGAATGCAGCGCATTCCTCAATCATTTCGTCTGTAAACTTTCGATCCGGATACCAAACCATTCCTGCTTCGAATAACGGAGCTACTGAGTTTACCCTTGTATGTTTATCATTTCCTTTGCTTGGTGTAAAGTTAATAACTGGAATACCCATTTTTCTTAATTCATACGTTAAAGGTAGTCCTGATGCCTTTGCTTCAACAATTACCGACTCTGGTTTCCAATAATCATACTGTTCTTTAGCTTTTTTACGTAATTCTGGAAATTCGTACCGATCTTTAACAACATCAAGAAGAATAATCCGCGGTCCGCCGTCCTCGAGTTCAAATACGCCCCAAGTGCTTATCGCAGAGAAGTCAGCGGTCTCTTTTTTCATAAATGCCGTATCATATGACTGAATTACGTGTTTTAGCGCTGGTAATTTGTC